CTCAGGGAGAAAATCATGCAGAGACGATTTCGTAGCAGCATTCTTCACGAAGAACGCCGTGACCCATTGCATACTTAGCAACCATCAGGGTGCCAAGACGGTCGAGTTGGTACTCAGATTCCAAAGCGAGGTCAAGCAACTTAACGGTGCCCACGCCTTCGGTTTGGAAGATAACACCAGCAGTGTTGCTGAAGTTGGCTGAGTAGCCAGCGGAACCAGTAGCATCGAATGGGTTGTTAGCAATAGCAGCATCATCAAACAATGTGCCTGCTTCGTTGCTATTTGGGATGTGGTTGGACTTCAAGATACGGATACCCGCAACCTGAGCCACTTCACCCGTGGCGATAGATCCCATACCACCGAAGTCGGTGTTGATGGCATCATTGCCCGAAGACACCAACTTGTAATACTCAGCAGGGGTGAGGAGAACATATCGACCTTCAGCAGGCACGTTCTTCTCGTCCATCTTCTGAGCAATGCTGGCGATAGCAGTGACCATCTCAGCAGCGGTGTAAACAGCACCAGCACCAGCCTCGTTGATCGCGGCACCGAGGAACTGAGTGGACGTACCAGCAGCCACATTAAAGCGGTCAGTCGTAGCACGGGCACCAGCGATGACGGTACGGATCAACGCACGGTCAGAGTGGTAAGCCAGTTCACGACCGATAGCGGTGGTGTAGCCAGATCGAACATCGTAGTGGTTCTTGGCTTCGTCAATGTCAGCAATAAATGCAGACGAGACAAGAGTGCCATCGATGCTAATAGTACGCTCGGCGTGCTTGACCTTGGAGAGGTACTTGGCTTCGTCGAGAACACCATCCGAACCGGAGGAGTCCAGACCAGACCCGAGGATAGATTCACCGGGGGTGTGGTACTTAGCCGAAGCAGTACCCATCACTGGGAACTGAGCAGTCTTACCGCTAGAGATAGTACGGACAGTATGAAGAGGCATCATTACGTTTGCTTCTTCAAACACCTGAAGGACTTCACCAGAGAAGACCTTGAGGAACATTGCACTGGCATCGCCAGTCGCATTGATTTGACCCAAACGAGAAACGTCGATTGGGTTCATGGAGTTTTGTGCTGCCATGAGACATTTCCTTTCTAAGAAAAGTTAGAGTTAGTTCGGGCTGATTGGACTTAGATGTCGCAAAGATTGTCCTACCGCAGCAGGGTCAAAGTTATTCTTGTTCTTCTTCAGCACCAATAGATCCTGCAAACCAACCTTCAGGAAGGTCCACAGGGGATTGAGATAGAACCCACGCGGTTCCATCCCAGAAATAGACATGGCCCCGAACATCGGAGCCGAGCCTGACGAGTCCATCGGACTCACTTACGAATACTACTTTTGAACTTCCGCACCCGCTCATTCCACCGCTCACGGTGAGGAGTAGGACGGGCATCCATCGCAGTATTCTTCGCGTTAACCAAACATGTAATGATCGGAGTAAGTAGAGACACCAGTACACTCGCAATGATCTGTTGCATAGTTGTCTCCACTGAAATTTCATTATTAGCGGACACCACGGAATTTAGTGTTCACCGGCTTACTTTTTGCTGCTTTAGGAATTTGTAGCATTGTACGGGCCTTTTTATAGATCTTCTGAGCAAACCCATAAAAGCCTGATGACAGTCTCTTTTCCCCGAAACTCCGACGATCCTTCATCCCGGTACTGGGATCAATTTTTCGTGGGGTTTGGCGGGGACCACTTGGTCTTTGCACTGCCACTCCGGGCTTCATGTTTGCCCCACCAGCATTTAGTTCTGCTCGTGTTGATTCTGGTAAGTCTTCAAACTTTTTACGTTTGGGGTGATTGTAGTGACTGGGCATTATTTAACTCCATTCTTGAGGGTGAGGCGAGATCCTGTGTAGCCCATTGCAACCAAAGCAGTATTGAGCAGGGCAACAACTTGGACCCAAGGGCCATCAGTAGGAATGGCTCCAGAACCAATCACCGCACCAAGGGCAACGGCACATAATGAAAGCCAAAATTCAGTAGTCTTATATCCGGGTTTATCCATTTGATTGCTCCATTAAAGTACGTTTGAGTTTTGAAGGCGGTTGTAGACCTGTTGCCTATAGGCTGGGTCTCTCTTATATCGAGGATCAGACATTGCCTCCGTCACTTGGGCACGAGACTGAAAGGCTCCACTATTCGGGATGGTGTTTCCTGTCTCGCCCTGCAACAGCGGGGCACCTTGGGATTGCACAAAGCGTGCATACATACCATTCACGGCAGTCTGCATAACACCAGCATCACCATTAATCATTTCGTTGAAAGCATCAATCTCTGTATCAGGCAAGTTGTTCGATGCCCATTGCAGCATGGCGTTGTAGTTCTCTTCACCACCGACTGCCTCAAACGTCGATTGTACTTCTTGCTCGGCAATGATCTTCTGACTTTCAACATAGTTGTCAATCATTACACGCGGAATACCCGACTGAGCCAACCGCTCACGCGAGTCTTCAGAGACATCACCAGTCGCATCAAACTCGTCTGACAATCGCATGAAGACTTCTTCACTGAATTGACTGGATACTTCCGGTTCTTCTTCAGTCTCTTGCGGCTGTTGACGCGACTGCGAGAACTCTCTTTGGAGTTGGTCGTAGGCGTATGCCAACGCTTCAGGGGACTCAAACTTCTCAGGGAGCCACGAGGGTCGTTCCTCGCCCATCTGCTCTTGGGCTTCCGGCGGGGCTTGCGACTCAACTTGTTCTACTTGCTCCTGTTGGTATGCGGGGGCTTCATCACTCTTGATTTCTACTTTTTGATAATCAGACATCTTGTTGTTCTCCTTGAGACATCATGTTGTCGATGACCTTCGACCCACCTTGTTGGGCCATCATCATCTGTTGTTGTTGCTGCATTGCTTGTTGCTGCATCATTTGTAATTCTTCTGGTGTTCTTACCAGACCTTTGGTGTCAATACCCAACGCCATAGCACGACGCTTCAGGTACTCACCAACATCGACATATTGTTGAAGCACTTGGGGTCCGAGGATCTGGCCTATTCCTGCAAGATAAGTGTCGAGTTTATTGAGATCATTTCCTCGCCCAAGTGCTTCAATTCCTGTGATGATGACGGGTCGGATCTTCTCCATAGGGATCTTGGGTAAGGCTCCCTCCCGCTTCATCTTGTTCATAATTAGTCGCACCATTGGGAGGCTCAACTCACGGGAAAGGATCGAATAGATCCCTCCAAGTTGTCTCTCTACTGCTTGAGTTACTAGCCGGACTTCCTCTGCCGTGACTCGATCCGCATTACGAATTGATCCTTCCACGAGGAGAAAGGCATACGCAAGTCTCTCTTCAATTCCTCTGATCGTATTAAGAGCAACAGTGAAATCCGCCGCTTTCTGACTCTGGAGAACTGATACATCACCCGCAGATCCTTCTCTAATGGCACCGTTCGGTGACTCGCTAAGGGTCCGGGCACGGGTAGTGCCGTTAGGACTCACAAGGAACAGAACTTTGGCAGCGGCAGCACTGCCTTCAACGATTGCTTTGGATAGTCCCTCCAGTGATTGGAGATCACCCATGTACTGTTCGACATAACCACGACCATAGTTCTCGCCATCAACTCTGCCCATACGGACAGCAATGAAGGGAGCATCCTCTGGCTCAAGGGTTCGTCGAGAGTTCTCTAGTTCTTGACCATTGATTTCTTGGAAGACATCCACCTTGCCATCGGGGCGGGTGATCATGCCTGTAAACATGTCAATATGTGACTTGTAAGCATCAGCCTGAGGACTGACCTCAACCTGTGCTTCAGGTGGCAGCATCGAAGGGTGGATGCTTTCCTTAAGTACCACGGTGCGGGTGATACCCAAAGGACAACGCTTGACCACATAGCGATCAAGGTGAACCACACGCATATTGCCACCATCAGGGAAGTACAGAAGTGCGTTCCCGGTGACAACCAAATGTCTTACTGCGTCGAATAGTCCGGTGCGTACACCTGACCGCTCGACCTCATCCATCATGGATCGCTCAATAGTGGCGAGACTGTTCTCTACCTCAGTCTTGACCTTGGGGTCAATCTGCTCCAGTTCTCGCTCAGTCTCCTCGTCCAGTTGCAGACGGAAGAAGGGAGAGTTTGGGGGCAGGAGGGATAGCAGTAGGGCAGAGGCGAGATTATTGACACCTCTGGCCCCTACGCTCTGGAAAGGGGTTGGGAACTTGGTAGCACTGGTCGAGCCTTCTTCGGGTAGAATGGTCGGAATAGTGATAGCACTAGCGTCCCTTGCCCTCTCAAGAAACTGAGTTCTCTCACTAGAGCATTTCTCGTAGATGCTACTTAAAGATTCCATTACAGGTTCACCGTGCCTCCCGAAGTATTCATCGGGATCTTGAGCATGCCCTTGCCTCTACGGCTGGTTCCTCGTCGCTTACGGACAGGATTATCGGGGCGTGCTTGGAGGTTTTTGAGGGGTTCCACCATCGCAAGTTGAGGTGGAGGAGCAACATTGATTTGTGCGGGTGGCGGCGGTGGTGCTACCGGAGGTGGTGGAGGAGGGGGTAGAGCCGATGATCCGCCGCCAATGCACATAGTTAGTTCTCCAGAATATTGTTTTCTTGGGCTTTGAGTTCTTCAATGAGGAAGCGTACAACCATACGCTTGCCAGTTTCGACCCATACCTGACGGTCAGACCACTCAGGATCAGGGCAACGCTCGGGGAACCGCTCGTCCAAAGCCTTGACCAGCAAGGCATCTAGGGCGGGAAGTCTCCTCATAGTCATCCTTTCGACTCCTTCTCAGTCTGGATGTAACCATAAAGCAATACGCTGTAGTTAATTAGATCAAGAACAGTGTCCTCAATCTTCTCATCAGCCACCTTGTACTCACCAGTATCAAGGAAAGTAATCAGGCGTGAGATCTTGTCCGTCATGCGGACCATGAACCCTCGCTTGGTGTCGGTGATACCCAACTTCTCTACACGAGTGAAGTTCAGGAAGGGGTCACTCTGGTTCTCACCCCCTGAATAGTCGTGGTTTTTCTTGGACATCAACATCTGTGCATTGTTGCAAAGGTGTTGGTGTAGTTTCAGTAGTTCTTCTCTTGTCATCCTCTTGGCTCCCATAGTTTGACTTCATTGGTTTTGAAATTGTAATCGCCTTGTCTCATGATATAGGCGACCCGTGCCTGCTGTATGGCATCCTCTTCATCAAAGCCCTGATCTTCATAGGCTCGACGAACAGTATCCCAGCAGGGGTCTGTCTTCAGGATCTTGGCAGCAGTCTTGGGACCAATACCGGGGCATCCTGAGTACCCATCCACTGCGTCACCCGTGAGGGTTTGCAGTAAATGATTGTAGTGTCCATCCTCTGGCGTGACTTCTGAGACATCTTCCTCAGGTCTACCGGGATTGTAATGAAGACCTTTGATCTGCTTCAAGTCTTTGTCTGTGGACACAAGGATCTTCTCGAACTTTGTCTGCCACATCTTCCTGCCCATGAGCATGCCGCAGACATCATCTGCTTCAAGGTTGGGGTACTCATAGTGATTGTAGGTTTCCCGAACATACTGCTTGAGGGCATGAAAGAGCAGGGGCTTGCGGGTCTTCTTGCGGTGTGCTTTGTATGTCGGGAGGACTTCTTTCCTCCAGTTCTTCTCACCACTTAGAGCAATCGCAATATTGCCTGCGTTTAGTTTCTGTCTGAGGTCAGCAATCTGAACATCAAATCGCTGCCGTGCTTCACGAGCGTCCCCATGCAGGGTCCACATGTCATCTCCCCAGTCCCATGCCACCTCGCTGCCGAGGGCACACTCCCAGAGAAAGATATCTCCATCAATCACAAGGGCCGTTTTCGTCATCGCTGATTCCATTCATTACTGCGTGCTTGCCGATATCAACCAATCCAAGCACTGAGTGAAATGGCCCTTGAAAGGCCACAGTTACATCCTCAACATCTTCCGTGCGATTATTCGCGGCGAGGAACACCATCGTATCGTGACGAGTACGCAACTCATCAAGCAACTTGGTGGTGGGTATCATGTCTAAAGGTTCATCCATCAAAATCTCTGTCTCCTTAGTTTCTTGAGCCTGCGGGTTTGCGACTTCCGCATCTCTGAGTTACGCGGATACTTGCTGCCATAAGCCGCAATCTTGGCTTGGGCAGTTTTGTACCGCAGATAAGGCAGGACTCGCCTGAGTATTTCTTCTGCGTTCCTGCCGTACACGGCCCAACGGAATACCGTCGCATCATTACGCTGCCGTGTTGTTATTGACCCACCAAATAGTCGGGCGGGTGTAGTCACCAAAGAAGGTGAGACTGAATCAACCTCTATTACAGGCCCATTGTTCAAAGACACATATCCTTCCCCATCAATCACTCCAGCCAACCATGCAACATCAGTGAGTGTCGGCCCATGTTCGTCCGATCTTGTACTCCCCATCGAGTGGACATCTGAACTCGTAATGCTCACCGGCCTTACGCATCGCTTGTACCGCAGTTCTTCCGACATCATCTGCCTCATCTTGGTTGGTTTGGAGTTGCACTTCATCATGAACGTGCATCAGTTGTTGTACATCCAGACGATCATTGTGAAAGTCTTCGTGCATGATAACAGTTGCACGCTTCATCAGAATACTACCAGCAGATTGCAACAGAAGATTCAAAGCACTATGCTCAGATCTAATTGGTAGCCTCCGACCATCAATGGCGGGCAACCATTCTTGTGACTGCAACTTCTTGGCGATAGCATTCTTTAGACGCTTGAGTGCTGGAATACCTTGTTCAAGCATATTCCTCATACGCCGCCCTTCAGTCTTACCACCACCGACAAGGCTTCCAATCTTGATGTCACCAGCACCATACAAGGTGGCATACATGATGCCCTTACCAGTTGAGCGTGAGACACCCATCTTGTCTGCGTTGAACTGGTGAATATCACCTTCTTGAATTACTGATGCATACTCGCCATCATCCCATCGGGCAAGATAGTGAGCAAGGCAGCGTAGTTCCAGACCAGACATATCACACCCGACCATGACTTTACCATCGGCAGGAGTGAACAATGCTCTGCACTCTTTTCCCCAAAGAGATCCAAGAGAGGGCACTTGACCAAGGTTGGGTCTGGAGTGAGAGCAGCGTGATGACACAGTACCCATAGTGTTGACCCTGCCATGCACCTTGCCACCCCGGACAACTTTGAGCCATGCCTCTTTGCCGTCACTGAG